CCCCTGTCCAGATTGGGGCTTTGTCTGACTGGGCTCAAGTTGCTGGGGGGAGCGCCACTGGCTATGCAGTCAAGACTAACGGCACTCTGTGGGCGTGGGGATTGGGAACAACCGGCCAGCTAGGTGACGGCACCACTGTCACCAAGTCCTCCCCTGTCCAGATTGGAGCGCTGTCTGACTGGGCTCAAGTTGCTGGGGGGAGCGCCACTGGCTATGCAGTCAAGACCAACGGCACTCTGTGGGCATGGGGAGTCGGAACAAACGGCCAGCTAGGTGACGGCACTGCTGTCACCAAGTCCTCTCCCGTTCAAATTGGTGCGCTGTCTGACTGGGCTCAAGTTGCTGCCGGATCCAGCACCGGCTACGCAGTCAAAACCAATGGAACTATTTGGGCATGGGGAGTTGGTGGTGCCGGCAGGCTAGGTGACGGCACTACCGTTGACAAATCTTCTCCTGTCCAGATTGGTACGCTGTCTGATTGGGCGCAAGTTGCTGGAGGGAACGTCGCTGGCTATGCAGTCAAGACCAACGGCACTCTGTGGGCGTGGGGAGCCGGAACAAACGGCCAGCTAGGTGACGGCACTACCGTTAATAAGTCCTCTCCCGTCCAGATTGGGGCTTTGTCTGATTGGGCTCAAGTTGCTAGCGTAAATGCAAGTAATTCTGGCTACGCAATCAAAACTGATGGAACTATTTGGGCATGGGGGATTAACTCAAGCGGCCAGCTAGGTGACGGCACTATTGTCAACAAGTCCTCCCCTGTCCAAATTGGATCTTCATCCGACTGGGCGCAAATATCGGCGGGCGGTAATGCTGGCATTGCTATCAAAACCGGCGGCGGCGCTCTTTGGGCATGGGGCGCGGCTCCCGGCACAGGGCTGCTAGGCGGATCTTTTTCTTCACCGGTCCAAGTGGGCGCGCTGTCTGACTGGGCGGTTGTTGCTCAAAATTCGACTTTTACAGCGTCTATTAAAACTGACGGAACCTTATGGACTTGGGGCCGCAATGATAACGGCCAACTTGGCGATGGCACGATCAACCCTCGTTCATCTCCTGTACAAGTTGGAGCGCTGTCTGACTGGGCTCAAGTTGCCGGAGGGAATAGCACTGGCTACGCAGTCAAAACTGATGGAACTATTTGGGCATGGGGTCTTGGATCAAACGGCGCTCTAGGCGACGGCACCAATGTTAGCAAGTCTTCTCCTGTTCAGATTGGCGCACTGTCTGATTGGGCTCAAGTTGCTGGGGGTGCCAGCACTGGCTACGCAGTCAAAACCAATGGAACTATTTGGGCATGGGGAGTTGGAGCTAATGGCAGGCTAGGTGACGGCACTACCGTTGACAAATCTTCTCCTGTCCAGATTGGAGCGCTATCAGACTGGGCGCAAGTTGCTGGAGGAAACGCAACCGGCTACGCAATCAAAACTGATGGAACTATTTGGGCATGGGGAGTTGGAGCTAATGGCAGGCTAGGTGACGGCACTACCGTTGACAAATCTTCTCCTGTCCAGATTGGTACGCTGTCTGATTGGGCGCAAGTTGCTGGAGGAAACGCAACCGGCTACGCAATCAAAACTGATGGAACTATTTGGGCATGGGGAAGTGGATCAAACGGCGCTCTAGGCGACGGCACTACCGTTAATAAGTCCTCTCCCGTCCAGATTGGCGCTCTGTCTGATTGGGCTCAAGTTGCTGGGGGGTCCACCACTGGCTACGCAGTCAAAACTGATGGAACTATTTGGGCATGGGGTCTTGGATCAAACGGCCAACTAGGTGACGGCACTACTGTCACCAAGTCCTCACCTGTCCAGATTGGGGCTTTGACTTCTTGGGAATCTGCTGCATCTGGCAGTAATTCAGCATCCGCCGCCGCCCTCCAAAATCCATGAAACACCCACTCGACATCGCGCTGGCTGCGTGCATCAACGGGCGCCCTGAAGTGTCCGAAGACATCCTTCGCTCCTATCCAGAGCAAGATGATGCGCGGGTGGTCTTCAACCTCGGTTGGCATGAGATGAGGCATGGCAGGCTCAACAAAGGCTTGTCCATGATGGATGCGGGCAGGTTCATCAATGTCTTCGGGCTGCCGCGTATTCCTGGCCCCATCTGGCGTGATGAGTTTCTGGTCGGCAAGACGCTGCTGTTCCGGTGCGAAAACGGACTCGGCGATCAGATCATGAACTTCCGGTTTGCGCAGGACTTTGCCGACCGGGGCGCCCGTGTTGTCATCTCTTGCCACCCGTCGCTGATGCCGCTGTTCTCCCGCCACGGGTTCATCTGCATCGACAACGGCGCAACCCCTTACGTCCACTACGACTACTGGGTGCCGTCAATGTCGGCGGCGCATATCCTTGGCTACGACTCGCACAACTTCCCCGGTCAGGCGTATATGACTGCCGAGCCGCGCTCCTTGTACGCAAAACCCGGCACGTTGAAGGTCGGCATTCGGTGGGCTGGCAACCCCGAGTTTGAGCACCAGCAGCACCGAAGGTTCGACCCCCAGCCGCTGATTGATCTGCACAACATCCCAGGCGTGACGCTGTACAGCTTGCAGCGTGACGAAGACCTTATTGACGGCCTGCCGTTTGCGGATCTTCGCGATCAGATGAAGACGTTTGAAGACACCGCGAGCATCCTCGCGGGGCTGGATCTGGTCATTACTAGCTGCACCAGCATTGCCCACCTTGCCGCTGCGCTTGGTAAGGAAACATGGGTCATCGTGCCTGTGATGCCGTACTATGCGTGGGCAAAACCGGGCGAAAGATCCGTCTGGTACGACGCGATTCGGTTGTTTCGGCAAACCCAATATGGCAACTGGGATGCGCCGATGGCGGCGGTGCGTCAAGCCTTGCAAGACAAACTCGCGTTGCGGCTTGCAGCGTAGGAGAAACGAATGTCGATGTACATCAAAATCAGCAACGGCCAGATCGAAACGTACCCCTACAGCATCACGCAACTGCGTCGAGACAACCCCACGGTGTCGTTCCCCGCAAGTCCGACAGAGCAGGATCTTGCGCGATGGGGCGTCTATCCAGTGGCAGTTACGCCGCGCCCAGACCACAATCAGATCAGCCAATCGGTTGACGAAGGGGTGCCGCAGCAAGTTGCGGGGCGCTGGCAGCAAACTTGGGTGGTACGGGCTGCAACCTCTCAAGAACTGCAACAACGCACCGAGGCGATTGTCTCAACCATCAAGGCGGAGCGGGACCGGCGCACGCAAGAAGGTGGCTACTCGGTCAATGGCAAGTGGTTTCACAGCGACGTTATCAGTCGCACGCAACAACTGGGGCTGCTGCTGATGGGGTCCAATCTGCCCGCAGGCATCAACTGGAAGACCATGGACGGGTCATTTGTGGCGATGACCTCAACGCTTGCGCAGCAGATTTTTGCCGCCGCAGGAGTGCAGGACACCTCGACCTTCGCCGTGGCTCAGCAAGCCATTGCGCAGGCTCAAGCCAACCCCGGCGCATTCAACATGGCTGCGATCCCGTGGCCTGCCATATACACCCGGTCATGAAACGCATCTGGGCTCATCAGGTCTTTGTGGCTGTCGACCAACTGGTCAATGCCATCCTCGCCGGGTGGGCCGATGAGACCATCTCGGCTCGCGCTTTCCGTCTCGGTCGCAAGGATGAGGTCACGAATTGCTGGGGCCGTTGGCGGGTCGCTTGGGTGCTGATTGATCTGCTCTTCTGGCCACAGGATCTTTGGATTGCGGCGCGAGACAACAAGTGGCCGACCATCAAGCATTGCGAGCGAGCCTATATCAGCGAGATGGATCGATTGGGCTTGCCGCCAGAATACCGACACCATTCTGAGTCATGACATACGACGGACGCGAGCGACGAAACGGCACACTGACTGAAGATCGCGTGGCCTTGATGATTCAGGAGGCAGTTAGCGAAGCCCTCAAGAATCATGAGCAACATCTGCTGCTGCACATCGACAAGCAGTTTGCAGGGTTGAAGCAGTCTTTCGGTGATGCCTTCCCAAACGGCGACCCGCACGGGCACCGCATTGCTCATGAGAAGGCAATTGCCGATGCAACCCAATGGCACAAGGTCCGCCAGGGTGTGGTCGAAAAGGTTGCCAGCGGTGGCATCTGGGCTGCGATTCTGTTTGCTGCTTTGGCGGTTTGGGAAGCAATCAAGCGCGAGGCTGGCAAGTGATTGGTTTCTTAAACAGGATTGCGCCAGCGATTGGTGTTGCCATTGTAGTTTGGGCGGCATACCACATTGAGCAACGTTTCATGCCGGTCATCACAGACTTCCAAGTAACCAAGATCGAAAAAATCGAGACTGGATGGCGGGCCTGGGGGACGTACAACAAGCGCAGGGTGTGCGAGCTGGTGTCCAGCAACGTGGTGGCGTATGGCGACGGGCCGGCTCAGTTGCTGCTGCAGGTCAAGCCTTTTGACGCTCCCGTCGGGAATATTGCTTGGGGGCCGTTTGACATCCCAAGCACTGGCAAGCCGTTTACCAGGGTGCAAGTCATCTCAACGCATCGTTGCCATCCCTTGTGGGCCACGCAGTCGGTGTACTTCGATCTTGATGCGACGAAACTGCCATGAATGTCTACACCATGATGGACATCTGCATGGCCAGTTTGTTTGCCATCTTCGTGCTTGGCATCATCTTTCTGATGCGGTGACCCATGCTTGAGATCCTGTCCTTTATCACCGGGTTCCTCGGCCCTGCTGTGCCGCAACTCTTCAGGTGGTTTGAGCGCAAGCAAGAGTTTGCGCATGAGCTTGCGCTGATGGAACTCAGGCTCAAGCAGGGCGCGCAGGAGCATCTGTGGCGCATGGAAGAGACCAGTGCCCGTGCTGACATTGCCGAGATGCAGACGCTTCGCATCCCGCAGCAATCGTTTGGGGTGCAAATTCTTGATGCGGCGAAAGAGTGGGTAACGGGCACTCGATGGGGCGCGGCAGTGATCGTGCCAGCGTTTTACCTGTTTGCGCTGCTGGACTTCATTACTGGCATGGTGCGACCGGTAGTGACCTATGCCGCGTTTGGCTTTTACATGGTCTACAAGTGGACTCTGTTCCAGTCGATGTCAGTCGCTCAGGGCAAAGAGGCAGCGATTCTTGCAACATGGTCCGAGCAGGACTGGGCGGTGCTTCTGCTGGTGCTGGGTTACTACTTCGGCCAGCGCACGATGAAAGCGGTGTTTGGCGGGTCTGCCAACTCCACGCGGCGAGATGGGTAAATGGCTTGATCATGCATTGGCCCTTGCGCGAGAGTACGAGGGCCTGCATCGGGTTGGCCAGGATGGTCTGATCTATCCATACCATGACCCTGTCGGATTCCCGACACAGGCATGGGGACGACTATTGTCTCGCAACAAGTGGGAGTCTCTCAGCAAATATCCGTCAATATCGCGCGCCGAAGCGGATGAATGGCTGATTGATGATCTTGCCAAGCACGCAAGGGCAGTCTGGCGGTTGTGCCCTGTTGAGATGACTCCGGGGATGTTTGCAGCGCTGGTTGATTTCAGTTTCAACGTCGGCCCAGGCAATCTGGAGATTTCGACGCTGCGCAGGCGCGTGCTTGATGGAGATCGGCAAGGGGCTGCTGACCAGTTCCCTCGGTGGGTATTCGCTCAAGGGGTCAAGCTGCCGGGTCTGGTGCGACGCCGCGCGGCCGAGCGCGCACTATATTTGTCTGACTGAATTGCCTATTGGCACGCTTCTGAGGCATACTTCGATTGGGTGCGTGCTGAAACAGCGGCCAAACCGAGAGGGGGGCTATGAGCTACAGCATGACCTATGACAGTTTGCTGGACGATGTTCGGCGCTATCTTGAGCGTGGGTTTACCGCTGAGAGCGACCAAATCGTCTATGAGCAACTGCCGCGTCTAGTGACGCTGGGCGAGCGGCGCATCGCTCGCGAACTCAAGGTTCAGGGCTTCATTCGTGCTGTCACCACGCCGCTACAGGTTGGCGTGGCTGTCTATCGTAAGCCCGACCGCTGGCGCGACACTGTCAGCATGACCATCAACGGCCAGCCCATTTTCGGGCGCAGTTACGAATTCTGCCGTGGATATTGGTCAGAAGAAGCTCAGACAGCGAAGCCTGCGTATTACGCAGACTACGACTACCAGCATTGGTTGCTGGCCCCCACACCCAACGCGACGGACACCCTTGAGATCCTGTACTACGAGCAGCCGCGATTCTTGGATGACGAATTCCAGACGAACTGGTTGACGGAATACGCGCCGGATCTGCTGCTGTATGCCACGTTGCTTGAGGCTGCGCCATTTCTCAAGAAAGACGAGCGCATCCAGACTTGGCAAGCGATGTACGACCGAGCGGCGCAAGCGCTCAGCGGCGAGGATCTCAAGCGCATCCTTGACCGTTCGGCCGCGAGGAGTGAAGCGTAATGACGATCTACAACGATGTGTTCGGCGGCGCGAACATTTACCCGAGCGAAATCAGTTACTCGGCAATCGCGCTTTCTGCTGATGTTGTCCTGAGTTGGCCAGAAGAGACCTCGACCAACCAGAACCTTGCAACCAGAATTATTGATGTCACGCCGAGTGCGGGCGGGTTCAGCATTCGGCTGCCGGAAGCCAACAAAACCGGCACTGGCAACACGATCCTGTTCAACAACCGTGGCGCGCATACTTTCACGGTTCGCAATTCGGTCGGCACTCAGGTGGTCACGGTTGCCGCAGGCACGCTGTGGCAGGTATACCTGACCAACAACACCACTGCTGCTGGCTCTTGGCAGTCTCTTCAGTATGGCGCATCAGTCAGTCAGACAAATGCATCTGCACTTGCTGGCACGGGGATTGTTGCTGTTGGAACCCTGCTGAGTCAGTCTGTCCCGGTCACGACGTTTGGCGCAAACTACACAGCCGGCATCAGTGACCGCGCCAAGATGTACAAGTGGACCGGGGCGGCGGGCACGTTTACGCTGCCCAGCGCTGCGACTGTTGGCAATGACTGGTTTTGCTACCTGCGCAACAGTGGAAGCGGCGCGATTGTCGCCACGCCAAGCGGCATCAATACTATTGATG